GCGCTAGAGCTAACAAAGTGAGAGGCAATGGCCCGCTAGTTGTTGGTGTCGATCCATCAAGGGGTGGTGATAGGTTTGCTATTATTCGCCGTCAAGGTCGAAAGATGTACGGCATGGAGTCATATATAGGCAATGAGTGTGATGCCCTTGGTAAGAACGTAGCTATCTGTAAGCGGATACTAGATACAGTGGATGATTTGGCTGATAAAACGCCGGACATGATGTTTATTGATTATGGTGCTGGGGCCGATCTAGTTGATAGATTGCACGAACTTGGCTATAAAAAGCGTGTAAAGTCTGTGAACTTTGGCGCAACTCCGCTTAACCCTGTAAAATACAAGAATAAGCGCAATGAGATATGGGGCGAGATGGCAGATTGGATGGTCGATGAGAATTTGCCGGTCGATATACCTGACAGCGATGAACTTCAGGCTGATCTATGTGCGTCTCCATACGATAGAGATTCGCATGATAGGCGTGTATTATGGTCGAAAGATAAAATCAAGTCTAAATATGGTTTTTCTCCTGATTACGGCGATGCTGGTGGTTTAACTTTTGCTGAACCGGTGCGAGATGATATATGGAAGCCAAAACCCAGGCATAAAAAGAGAGTGGTAGTCTAATGGCAGAAGAAACACAGCAAATGGATGACCTCACGCTTATCAGTGATGTTGAGAACATGAGCAGGGATGGCGTCACATTCAATACTGAGTTTATGAAAGAGAACGAGACTTTCATGGATCGCTATTTAGGCAATCTATATGGTGATGAGGAGGTGGACCGCTCTAAGATTCTCTCTAATGATGTTGAGGACTCGGTGAATAGCTATCTAGTGTCACTGGCTAGAGTGTTTCTAGGATCAGGCGAGATCATAGAGTTTGAACCACTTAATCCTGAGAATGAAGAGGATGTAGAGGAGGCTGATCAAAAATCTAAGTATGCTGATTGGCTTATCCGTGGCCAGTCAGATTCCTATCCAACGCAATATGGCGCGCTTTTCGACATACTTTTAATGAAGTTCGGCGTGGTTAAGTACTTTATCGAAGAAACTAAAGGGATAAAGGAAGAGAGCTATACAGCTATAACACCGGAAGAGCTTGTATTATTCGAAGAGTCACTAGAAGGCGAGGATGTTATATCGACAGAGATTGTTGAGCGCTCAGGCGACTTCAACGGCGTAGACCCGATTGACTTTAAGTTCAAGGTTATCCGCAAGGAAAAGAAAATCAAGGTAATGTCCATCCCTCCCGAGTGCTTTATCATCTCAAAGGATGCGCGCAGTAAGAGTGAGGCCCCTGTTGTTGGTGATGACACACCAATTACTCGTGGCGAACTTGTTGAGATGGGCTATAGCAAAGAAAAGATTGCTCAGATTCCGCGCTTTAGTGGACAGAAAGATGATGAGGGAAACTCACGCCTAGACACTATTCGAGATAGAGAGCAGGGCAGCAGCAGCAAACCTTGGTATGCGCCCACATGGGCTAGCGAAGAAGTAATGCTAAGAACCCGTTATGCTCTGATTGATTACGATGGCGACGGTATAGCTGAGCGCCGTTATGTTCTCTATTCTGGGCAAGTGCTTCTCGAGAATGAAGTGTTTGATCATGTCCCGTATGCAATTGGTAGCTCCCTGCTTATGCCTCACCGCGCTATTGGCCGGTCTATTGGCGAGCAGGCATCGCCATTTGCTAGACAGAACACCACATTGCTACGTGGTATTGCTGACAATATCTATGCGGTACAGGCCCCTAGAATCGCTCACAATGAGCTTGTCAATCAGGATGATCTACTGGATCAGGAACATGGCGCGACGATAAGGGTAAGTGGTAACGATACAATCCCGGCAAATGCTATGCAGGCTATCGAAATCCCTTATATTGGGGATAAGGTTATGCAGGTGCTACAGATGCAGATGCAGCGCAGGGCTGACACTATCGGAACAATGATCACTAGCCAGGGGTTAGAGGCTGACGACTTCAACAAAGAGACTGCCACGCGCTTTGAGGGTGTACAGGATCAAGGCAAGGGCAAGGTTGAGCTTGTTGCAAGAAACATTGCCGAGACTTATTACCGCGATCTATATGATGGTGTTATCTGGATGGCGACCCACTACCAGAACACCGAGCAAGAGATTCGAGTTCTCGGTAAACCGCTAAAGATCAATCCTGGTGATTGGAAGTTTGATCACGCTGCTGATGTGCGGGTAGGCCTTGGTTCTGGCGATGAAGACCACGTTGTTGAAACAATGAGCGGCATCCTCAATCTAACCATGCAGCTAGAGGCGGCAGGTTCGCCATTGGTCGATCAAGAGAAGAAGTACAACACTATTACCTCGATGATGAAGGGGCTTGGGATATCCAATGTGGGCAAGCACTTCAATGATCCTTCTCAGCCTGATGAGCTAGTTCTCGCTCAAAATGAGATCCTGACTAGAAACAATGCCCAGCTTCAGCAGATGGTAGAGCAGCTAAGCAACCAGAACCCATTGGCCGAGGCTGAGAAGGTTAAGCAGCAGACAGATTTAGCCAAGGCTCAGAGCAGTGCACAACTTGACGCAGCCAAGCTTGCAGAGGAGAAGCGCCAGTTCAATATATCCACGACACAAAAGCAAAACCAGAACGATCAAAAGGTAGCCGTCGAGCTAACCAAGCTTGAACTTGATAGTGGGAAGGATGTGGAGGGGTCTATTGTATGAATGAAGAGCGACGAAAGCAGCTAGAACAAGAGTCTATCGAAGGGGCTAATGCCTTATCTGAGTTCAAGATATTAAATGGCGCGTTTGTTGCTATAAAGGCTGAGATTATGGACAGCTTCGAGAATAAAGAAACGCTAGATGTTGCAGAGTTACAAGAGGTTCACAGAACATACCGTAACTTAGCCAAGATTGAGGACATCTTTCTTGGTAAGATAAGGGATGGAAAGCAGGCACAAAACATACTAAACTCCAAAACTAAGAGGAAATAGCAATGAACGATCAAGCCACCTTACAGGGCGCTGATTTACTATTCGCTGATGAACCCGCTGATACTGAAGCTGCCAATGAGCTAACCGAGGTTGATAGTGGTGCTGAAACCGTTGATGAAACGCAAGCCGAGGAAGAGACGGCTCCTGATGAAACAGATGGTGAAGCTGAAGAGTCGCAAGATTCAGATGGTGAAGCTGAAGAAGACTCAGAGGACGCTGAAGATAGCGACGACGACAACTCAGATAACGACGAAGAAGAAGCTCTTTACCTCGACTTAGACGGCGAAGACTTTAGCTTAGACGAAGTCAGAGATTGGCGTAAGGCGCATGAGATTCAGGGTAAAGTAACTCAAAAACGTATGGAGGATGCTAGGCGCGAAAAACATAATATTGCTAATGAGGAGCGGATTACCGAAAGGTTGCAGCGAACCGAGGCGATTACCAGTGTTGTTAGCGAGCTAGTTGATACGTTAAAGAGTGAAGGCATTTATAGTGACGATGAGATAAAAGGCTTTGAGGGTAAGGTTGAATCATTACGCGCAAAACTAGCTTCTGATGTAGAGGCAGATAAAAACAGTAAGGCTGGGCGGGAACGTGACCTACTGATTAAGCGCAATAAAGCATGGTTCAATGAGGGTACGACTGAATACACTGAAGAGGGTACGAAGGCGTATAAACTTATCAATGACTATATGGCTAAAGAGCAGTTTACCCCTGAAGAGGCCGGTGTTTTAGGCAGCTTCCACAAGGTACACATGCTGTTGCATAAGTCAGCTCAGTTCGATGCCCTGAAAAAGAAGACTGTTGACTTGAAGAAAAAGGTCAAGAAAGTCCCCGTTACTAGTAAGCCGAAAGCAAAACCAAAGGCACCAACTAAACCCAAAACGGCAGAAGAATCTGTCTTCAATTTATAAGAGAGGCTTATTATGGCTGAGTTAAGTACGGCGGCGCTCACACTGGGCGAACACGCGAAGCGTTTAGATCCTGACGGTAAAACCGCACAGGTGGTCGAATTGCTATCACAAACCAACGAGATTATCGATGACATGCTTTGGCGTGAAGGTAATCAACCAATGGGAGATCAGGCTACAGTCCGAACTGGATTACCTGATGTTTACTTTCGGTTAACCAACCAAGGTACTCCTTCCTCAACTTCCAAGACTGCCCAAATCACCGAGCAATGCGCCCTGTTAAATGGTCGTAGCTCAGTTGATAAAGTAGTTGCTGAAATGAATGGCAATGTAAATATGCTACGTGCTGATGAAGGCGCTGCGTTTATGGAGTCATTAAATCAGAAGTTTGCCGATACCCTGTTTTATGGATCGTCTGCAAACCCTGAAGAGATTGTCGGTTTAGCTAATCGATACAGCGACCTTGGCGCTCAGAATGGCGAGAACATTATCGATGCCGGCGGTACTGGCTCCGATAACTCTTCAGTCTGGCTGATTGGCTGGGGGCAGCGTACCGTTCACGGCATCTTCCCGCGCGCATCAAAGGCTGGCGTCGGTCACGAGAACATGGGCTTGCAAGATGAGTTCGATAGTTCTAATAACCGCTACCGCGCTTACATGGATGAGTGGGATTGGAAATTCGGTCTACAGGTTCGTGACTGGAGATATGCTGTTCGTATCGCCAACATCGACATCTCGACCTTAAT